ATGCCACTAGCCACAATCTTGCGCACCACTTCATCTGGCGTCATGCCTGGCACTTTGAAGTCACAAGCGCAGCCAAGCATGTGCTGGCTAGTATCTTTGCTGCCCACAGCGTCATTGATTTTCTTGGTGCGCAAGCCTGAGCTGATCATAATTGGCTTTCCGCCAAGGACAACTTTGACCTGCTCCAAGAAGTCAGCAAGGCGCGTCAGGTTGGCCAGCTCGGTGTCATTGGGGCTGTTGTCCCAGCCATTGCGTTCTGCGGTTTCTGAGGCCGTCAGTTCTTCTAAGGTGAAGTGGGGCGTCAAGTTCATTTGCGCTTATCCATAATTTTTTCAGCGGTGCGACCACCAAAATATGCCAGCATGATGAGCTGGCCCCATTCACCCAACAACTTCACGTAAGACTCGTTCACATTGATGTTGGCGGCGCTAAGACCAGCAAACAAAAAGTACGCGATAAAGATAGCGATCAACGTCATGGGGCGAATGTTCTTGGACAACCAAGAGTCGCTGGACATATCAGCCTTCCAGCGGTCAGTCACGGCAACCATCTCGACTTCAAATGCTTTGGTATCAATCTCTTTGAGTTTCAACACCAACTCAGGGTCGGCCTGAAGAGCCGTAGTAACTTCAGAAATTGATGCTGGTACGCCTAATTTATCCGCGATGGCTTTAACGGCCAAGGAACCCATGGGGCCCATGACAGCAGTGGCCAGTGCAGGCACCGCGCCTTTAAGAATTGCTAACAGATCATTCATTTTACAAACCGATCAGTTTTTTAAAGAACTCAGCACCGACACCTGGACCAAGCAGCACAACGGCCAACACCGCGTAGATCAAGTATTCCAACTTGGTCATGCGCTTCTCGCCCTTGTCAAGACTCTCGGTAATGGTCTGATACCGTTGAGCGCACACAGCTTCGTGTGTCTGTAACTTTGCTTGAGTAATGGTAATCATATCGCTCATCGTGCCATCCCCTTTAGTTCAATGCGTAATGCGTTTTGATCTTGTTGGTTAGCTTGTTGCATGAGCAACGCATTACGCGCGGCTTGATCGCTAGTTAAGCGGGACGCAAAAGGTGAGTAGTTTGGCAGCATGTTGCGTTGCCCCGTACCAGACAGCATGTAGTTGCGCATACCCGCAGACACCATTTCAGGCGCGAACGCGCCCACTGCGCCACCAACACTAGCGCCAGGGACACCGCCGACAAGAAAGCCCGCACCCATGCCCGCCGCGCCGCCTAAGCCGCGACCCATCATAGTGCCAGCGCCAGGTGTTCCGATTTGGCTAGTTGTTTGCGATACGCGGGGAAATACGTTGGCAAACTCAGCGATGGTCTTAACGTCGCCAGACACGTATTTGCCGCTTTGAATGTCGCGCGCCAATTTAGCCGCGATGACCGATCCGCTACCTTCTTTGATGGCGTCTTCAATTGTGTGCGACACCGCCATACGTTGGCGGGACAGTCGAAACTGCTCAAGCATGTCGGCAGCTTTGGCGCTATTGGATGCAGCAAGCGCTCGCTCGATTTGGTTTTCTAAGGCATTTGACACATCAACCTGCGCTTTGGCCAGAGCGTCGTCGCCTTTTCTAAAGTTGCCGCGCGCTTGTTCGCGCAAGGTACGGGTGACTTCAAGCGCGTCTTTGCTGTTGAATTTGTCAACAGTAAAGTTTTTGATGAGGCGGGTTACATCTTCAGGCACTGCGCCAGGAAATGATGCACCAGCGCCCGCGTACTTACCTTCAACGGCAATTAGATCGTCTAAAAACGCGGGGTCGGTTTTAATCTCACCGATCTGTTTGATTGGTTCGTACCCTTTGGTGTACTCAGCCTTGCGAATGTCTTGCATAGTCGCAGACGTCAAGGGCGCGTTCTCAGGCAAACCTGCCGCACGGCGGGCCAACTTATCAGTAACAGACTGGTTCTGTACAGACGCCAGCTGCTCAAGATGCGTCTTGCCTGCCATACGCTCTGAAATGATGTTCTTACCTGTGGGCGATACGCTGCCTGGCGTAACGACATAGCCTTCTTGTTGCGCGGCACGCAATGTAGCGTCCCGCACCGCGTTAAGTTCTTGCTGTTTAGACAGCTGGCTAGGAAACACACTTTCTTTAGCCGCCAAAACTGCTTGCGCAGGTTTTGTTACAGCGGACAAAGGGTTGGTGTACGTGGCCGCAGTCTGCAAAGTCTGTGATAGTGCAGGTGCCGCCCTCGCGGTGGCCATACTACCGCCAGTTAGCAACGTAGATAGGTCAGCTACCGCGCCGACAGGGTCTTCTGCCAGAGTGCGCTTGATGCCTTCGTATGAGCCGTAGCGGTCTTTAATCAAACCGCCAGCAGCGTTTGCCGCTTCAACCGCGCGGGTAGCTGCCGCAGGGTTACCTTCAAATTGATTTATGAAGTTGACTGCGCTCTCAGGCAGCACTTTTTGGAGCGCGCCCGCGCCGATGTCAAGAACACCCATAGCAGTTTGTACGGGGCTTGTTATGGCTTCGTATAGACCGCTTGCAAACCGTTTGGCACTTGCAGGCACATTTGAAATTGCTTCACCAGGTACTTCTGACAATGCATAATTTTTACGTGTGCTAGGCATGGCAGGTGTAGCCGCAGGCGGCTTAACGTCAAACTGATCAAACGGGTTAGCCGTTTGAGGAGCGTCAAACTGATCAAACGGATTGGTAGCCATTACTGTCCTTTCAGCGCGCGGTCAGCAGAGCCCGCGCCGTATTTAGCATCAAAAGCTGCCTTCATGCTTGGGTTAGCTTTTAAATATTGTATGGCGGTTGGAGGCGCCGATACAACTGGTACAGACGGCGTAGCAGGCGGCGCTTCAACTTCAAGCGGAATGTTAGTCTTGATACCCTTAATATCTTTGTTATGTTGCGTGATAGTGTTGCGTGCTGCTTTTTCGTTGATGTCAAGGATTCGGTTGATTGCTTTGGCATCGAGCGAAATGCGGCCACCAGCCATATCTTTGGCAAACTCTCGGTCAGCGTCAGACAGACCCGTACCCGCGCCAAACTGTTTAATGAGCTTTCCGACGTTGCCTGCCATGTTGGCGGCAAACGCTTGCGAATTAGCCGAAGCATCTGCGTAACCTGAGTCAATGCCTGCTGTCTTAAGACCTTGGTTTAGGTTAACCAAGAAGTCCGCGCCTGCACCAGTAATCATGCCCGACTTCATAATGTCGCGGCCAGTCTTAACGGTGTCAATGATCGACGCCGCGTCTTTTGCTGCTGCTTGGCTGGCAATAATTCGTTCTGCTTGACCTTTGCCCAACCCACTTGCAAACGCGCTTTCTTGTTTTTGGTCGATGTTGACGTTTGTACCTTTAAGACGATTTATGTCCATTTGGTATTTACGAAACGCAGGATTGGCTTCGCCGTATTGGAACTCGCGCACTTCGGTTGGAATTTTACGCAATTCAGTCAGTTGAGTTTTAAGTACATCAACTTCAGCTTTAGCGCGGGGGTCATTACTGGCCGACAACATGCGGATGTCGTTCAGAATTGCTTGCTCACTTGCCATCGCGTTTACTGGCGCTGGTGGTGGGGGAGCCATTGCGTTGACAGGTGCGCCGCCCATAGGTGCGGGGGCAGGCGCCATTGCGTTGACAGGCGCGCCGCCCATAGGTGCTGGCGTAGGTGCGGGAGCACCGCCCATAGGTGCTGGAGTACCAGTAGCAGGTGCGCCAAAACCTTTACCCTTTAGATAGTCGGTAAACATTTTTTGGCCTTGCAACTTTTCTTGCAAAGTCAGACCAAATTTTACAAACTCTGGGTTGCCTGACTTAATGTATGCGTCAGCAATTTCGTTTGGGTCTGAAGGACCTCCGCCCGCAGCAGCTTTAGCGCTAATTTGCGCAAGCATGTCCCGATCTCGTTTCAAGCTATCGAGTTGCATTTGGCTAACTTCGCCTTGGCGTTGCGCGCTTTGAATCTGTTGTACTTGCGCGTACTGAGCCAATTGATTGGGTATTTCAATAGGTCTGACGCCGAGAGCGATGGATGGGTCGAGTGCCATGTTTATTCCTTAATAATCGTAAACTGGGTTAGACCTGTTTCTACCCAGTGCGTTAATTAAGTTGTTGCCTTGGTTGTAATTCAAATATTGGCTGACACCCTGATTAAACGCATTGGCTTGTCCAACTTGACCAGCAGCTTGAGCCGCCGCGCCGCTAGTCATCAAGTTACCCACGTTGGCAGCGTTAGCGGCACCAAAAGCACCTAGCTGATTTGCTGTTGTCTGGCCAACACCCGCCAACGATTGCAATGGCCCTAATCTGGCTTGACGTTCGGCTTGATAGCGGTTAAATGCGTTGGTGTATTCTTGCGACCCTGCTTCTTGGCCGTAGCGGGTAGCAGCTTTGAGCGTGCCGCCTGAGATCAGACCGCCACGGGCAGCAGCCGAACGCTCAAGTGCTTTTTGGCCTTCAGACAAACGAAATGCGTAGCCTGGGTCAGCTTTAAACTGGTCCATACCAAACGGCGTGTAATCTGCCGCGCCTTCAAGTTTGCCCAACGCACGAACACCAGCCTGAAGAAAAGGCATCTGGTCTTCGCGTGTTTGCCTAAATTGTTCGTTTTGAAGCGCGGCAGCACGGTCCGCTGAGGCGGCTTGCGTATCAGCGGCTTCGCCTGCGGCGTTTGAACTTAAAAGTGATGTGCCAATGATTGCGGCGGCGGTCATCCATGCCATACTAAACTCCTTCGCTCAAACAATGAGCAATTTCACGCACTTGTTGCGGGTTAACATCCGCAATGATTACTTCATCAATTGTGTCTTCATCCGTGCACTCTGTAGCATGGATGCAATACCAAATTACATCTGTCAACGACCGAACCCCATGATGCTTATTTGCGGCAATCGTTAAACAAGCTGGCGCCTGAACAACGGAAGTCGTACCATCAACAATCAGTTCAATTGAGCCTTGCGCCAACACCGACAGATGATCGAACTTGTGCGTATGCTGCACAAGCCATTTTCCTGCGGGGATAAAAGTTTCTTTGGCGTAAACGCCACCGCCAAAATGATGTCGAATTTTAGGCTCAATAAAACTCATTTAGGTCACCTCACGTCCGCTGACGCGGATGTTGATTGCACTTGCAGTTCCAGCGATTGTACTGATGAAGTCGCCAATACCCAACACTTGACCAACTAATTCAGGAAAAGTGTAGACCTCGGAGGGTTGCAACGTCTTGGTCTTGGTGATCAAGTTGGTGTTGCCAGCCGAGCCAGCTACAGTCACCAAGTTTACGCTGATCGTGGCAGCAGTTGCGGTAATGTTCGTGGCGGTGAATTTGTCAATAATAGTAGTCACGCCAGTAGCGGTGTACTGTGTGACTTGAGTTGCTTCAGCGAATTTTGCTGGTACTAGGACTTTGACGGTGACTGTCATGGTTTACTCCAAAAGAAGGCAGTTATTTGCGGCTTGTTGCATGATGACCCAATTTGTGCCGTCAGACACCATTGTCGCCCAATTGCCGACGACTGCCAAGAGAATAGCAGTGCCAACAGTTGCGCTGTCAATCGGGGCCACATTACTTGACGCAGACACCAAGGTCTGAGCCTGCAAGTTTTTAAACGTCAGCTCGCGGCCAGTCCATGCAGAGGCAGTAGGCAACGTCACTGTACAGGTCGAGCCCGACTTGTTGTTGATCAACCAAGTCTCGTTGTCGGCCACCGTAAAGTCAGTGGTCTTAGTAACAGGCGCTCTGTATGAACCAGCAATTGCGGCGGTAATGGCTGCGGTATCGACCAAAGGCTGCACTTGCAACCCTTCAATCTGCTTTTGCATTTCAGCAACAACAGACAGCAAACCGTTATCTATAACAGGATCATCACCAACAGGCGCCTGTACCGCTAGAGGCAGTGTACTGACATCTTGAGCCAGCGCACGCAACGCCGCGTCATACGACGCAGCCAACGTGTCAGTGTTTGGGCCGACATCGGGGTTATCTATTACATCTACCGCAATGTTGTTCAGCGACAAGAAAAACAAGTACCACGCACGGTCAATTCGCCCCGTACGCTCATCAATAAGCGGTACTCGCGGCGGCGTGATGGGTACGTTAAGCATTTGTACCGCTGAGGATGAGTTCAGCGCCCACAATGGTGATCTTTACAGGGTCAGTGCCTGACAGCTCATACACACGGTCACGCAACTTTAGCGTCATGCCCAGACGGCGCCAGAACACACGGCGGTAATACTCGCCAATTTTGCCAATAGACGACCAGTGTTCGTTTGAATAGGTGTGGCCGCCATCATCCGACCAGCGCAACATGACTTGTGGGTCAGAGCCTTGACCAGTGTTTAGGCCAACGCCCGATTCACAGTCCAGTTGCAGGCTGTGTTGCGCGGTGCGTTTAAGGTTGTTTGAGCCTGTAGGCAGCGCGCGCCACGAGCGCAACCACTTCTGAATCTGGCCGTCATCTGAGTAATCTTCTAGGTCAAAAGCGTAGATGTTGCCGTTTTCAAAATCACCCACGATGACTTCGTTGTTAAACGCCATTTGGCAGTTGCTGCGGTGGCGGGTAAACTCGCCGTTGACCCAGCCTGCTCGCTCATGCCACGCGCCAGCAGCCGCGTCGTATACCCATGAGGTGTTAGCTGTCGGGAAGATCAACACGTAGAACGTGTGGCCATCTTGTTGGTATGAATAGCCGATGGCGTCTGTTAAGTCAGCATACTGCTGGATTTGCCATTCCACGGCGTGGGTCGATACTCGTTTACCCGTATATCCTTCAGCGCGGTAGACGATGCCTTGACCACGACGATCACGGCCTAGCCAGAAGATGCTGTTGTCCAGCTTGGCGACAGAGTAAGGCGCAGCGCAGCCCAGCTCGTTGAAAGCGCCTTGGATGCGTTGCAATGGAAAGTCAGTTGCGCCAGAGTCGTACCAGACTTCAACGGAGTTTGTACCAAAGGCCCAAATCTCACGGAAGTTAGACTCCACCGCCAATAGCCCGTCAGGTGAACCCTCAGTGCTGGCAAACTCCAACGGATCGACGGACGTGCCATCTAGTAGCGCGGTCACCCACAACTTTTGGCTGTTAGGCTCGTTAAACACAAAGTAGCCGTCCAGATATGCCACAGTCACCGCGCCAGGGAAGTCAGGATCAGTGATCTGAGCAAAGGCCAAGGTTGTGTTGTTGTAGATGTAGCTTGGGCCGTTGCAGGCAATGAACAGCTGCGTACCGTTATCAGCCATGCTGACAGGACCAGTGCCTGATACGTTGCCGATCTTGGTCGCCACGTAACTGTTGTTTATTCTGTACAGCTCAGTGCCAGACACTACAAAAGCTGTACCGTCCTGCGCGGAGAACGCCCACAATCCACGGATAGGGCCAAAGCCTACAGTGGCTTTTCGGTTCAGCCCAGGCGCTCGGTTCAAGAACGCAGGCTCTTTGCCGCCTTCTGGCACAACTTCAGGAAACAAGTTGACCATCCGCGAATCCGCAGCATTGACGCTACGGGCGACATAGCTAGAACCAAGGATGGGCGTTTTCATTAGTAGTTACCCGCATAGATGTTGAATCGTTGACGGTTGGCCACCAATGCGTATGGCAGTGCCATCACGTCATCTGGATTGTTGATGCGCTTCAAGTCGCGCTTGCTGGTCATAGCAATGCGCATGACTTGCGGGCTTGGCTCAACGCCAAACTCGGGTGCGATCTCCATCGCCAAGTTGTATGTGAAAGCACGTAAGTAGCCTGGCGGGTAGTACAGCACAGTCGCCAAGGTTGCTGGCCTGTTAAGTTCTTCCACCGACACAAAATGAAACTCCAGGTTTTGCGTGGGTCTTGGGTAGAGATATATCTCAATGTCAGGGAACGTCATGTTGACCCACATGACTTGCGGGTAGGTAGACGTCACAGTCTTAACAGCAATACCGTTGTACTGCTGCTGGTTGATCATCTTGATGCCATACGACACGCCGTTGGGCGCTTTGAAATACGTAGCGTCGTCAAGCAAAATGGGACGCAAGCCCACAAAGTCGCCACTAGGGCCAAGGGTGCGGCTGATAAGGCCAGCAGGCCAAGTGAAGATTTGATCTTGGGTAGAAAAAACAGCCAAACGCTCTGTGTTCCACGAATCAATCATTTGATTCATAGCCATCAAGCTGTCTTGCATAACCGACGCAGATGATGTCTCACCTTCCGCCAACACGCCGAGCAGACGAAGCGCTCGGTTAATCTGATCGCCAGCGGTGTACGTAGCCATGTTTAGACCTCTTCGGTAATCACTTTACGACGGCGCTTAACTTCCAGCACGTTCACGGGAGCCGCTTCAGGTTCAGAAGGCGTGTCAGGATTATAGCGAATCCAGCCGTTTTGTTCGTCTGCTTCAGCTTCTAAATCCATTGTCGCTACTTTAGCGCCATGAATAGGGTGCGTTAGATAAATGTTCATTATTTAAAAACAGGGGCCGAAGCCCCTATTTAGTTTAGGCAACCGTGAAATTCAAACGATAAGTTGGAAATGTTACCGTGTTGGCAAGTGTTCCAGAAGCCGCAGCCCGAATACGCAAACGATCCCCAGAAGCCACAACTAAGTTAGCCGCTGTGCCGTTAAGGGTCAAAGACCTTGCTGTATTAGCAGCCAATGCAGTTCCACCTGTTGCTTTAGTGGTGTTTGCATCTGTAGCAGCCAATAAAGCAGCGGAGCCAGCGCCAGCTTGACCAAGGTTGGTAATTGAAAACGTGATGTAGTTAGTGTCATTTGCTGCGAGAGCATCTACACCCGAAAAAATCGCGGATGTAATTGTTCCAGCGGCCTGAGCAATAACGTAAACATCGCTGTTTCCAGTGGTTGCAATGGTTGCGCCCTGAATAGACGTAGAAAAACCATTTGCAATATTAGACGCAACTTTTGATGTTGAATCAATAATTGCGCCAGTAATAGTAGTACCAGCAGTTAATTCGGGGTCGCTAAATGCAACGCCGACAGGTTTTGTATTAGGCATGATGTGTCCTTTAAAAACGGGGGCCGAAGCCCCCATTTAGGTTTAGCCCAAACGATACACCACGTAAGTGCCTTCGCCAGTCTTGCGGAAGCGGAACAACTGGCTAGTTGTCACAGCGATAGCGACCAAAGCGTTGCCGCCATCGGTCACACCAGTGTTAACAGCCAAGGTCACTGCACCAGACGAAGTGCCGATGTTCACGATTGACAAGTCAAAAGTGCTGCCGACAGTTGCGTTAGGAACAGCAGCGTCGATTGCAGTGCCCAAAGGCAGCGTGTA